TACTGAGTTTAGAGATGCTGTGAAGGCTGCTATTGCATCTTCTCCACCAGCTGCTACTTTGGCTAGATTCTCTTGGGTTAAAGCTTTTGTAAAATCTGCCTTAGATATAATATCTTGTAGCTTAGTTGGATCTAATGCTGCAGGAGTTGCTGGTAGTTCTCCTTCTTTAGTAGGTACATCCTCCCATAGACTCTTATACTGGTCAAGAGGGGAATCTGGTACAGTTGGAGCAGCTGGATCTATTGGAGGTATAGCACCATTCACATCAGTTCCAGGGGTAGCTGGAGCAGGAGTTCCACCATCAGGTGGTAGATTTCCAGGCTGTACAGGAGCATTAGCTACAGGTGCTACAGGAGCTACAGGTGGAGAGTTGTTACCACCAAAGAGATTTGCGATTGAGAAGTCCATAGTTTTGTTCCTTATATAAGATGTAAGATTTAGGGGGTTAAAGGGTTAAGAGTTAGAGCTTTGTAACTGTAGGTTTATCTCTTCTACAGATGCTAGAGATTTATCAATAAGGTAATTATAAGTTGCTAATTGCCCTTGTAATCCAGCTTCTTTTTGTAGAAAGACTTCTGGGTGCTTTGGATCATACTCCAGATTTATCTTCTCTTCAGCTACACTTGCTAAAGCATTCTGTAAGACTTGTAACTGCAAAGAGGTAAAGATAGAACCTTGTAACTCTTCTTGCTCAGAAAGGTTATAAGAAGTAAAAGTATTAGGGATCATTTCAGACATTGGTTTATTGTGCTCCTGGCTCTGGGTTAGGTGTAGCTGATTGTTCATCTGGGTTCTCTGGTGCAGGTTTATTAGCTGCTGGGTTATATCCGAACTGCTCTGGTAATGGTTGTGCAGGTAGCTTCTCTGGTTCTATTCCTTTCTCTATAGCTAGTTGTGCTAGTTGCTGCCAAGAACCTAGTGCCTGTTCATAAGCTATCTGCTCAGCAGACTTCTCGAATTCAGAGATGTTAGCACCTCTAGTTTTCATGAAGTAAGAGAATAGTGGCGCTATGTTATAACCACCAGATATCTCAGGAGAAGATCCTATAACTTGTAATGCAGTAGCAGTAGATTCGCTATTAATGATTTTAGCTGAAGGGATGAGACCATCAGAGATCTTAAAGTTAAGTACAGCCTTTCTTAACCTTACTGGATCAATCTCTACAGCTACTCCCTTATCTTGATTATATAAGGTAGTGCCTCCTTGATACTGGAGAGTGTTAAGCTTAATCATCTGCTTCATAGGTACAAATACTTGGTGCTCTAGTAGGATAGAGCTTGTCTGATCTCTACCATTAGCGTTCTGCATAACAGTGTCGAATTCTTCAAGTGTTTTATTACCTTTAACAAACTGTCCCTGAGATGCTTGGTTCTGACCAGATACTTGATTAGAGAGACCTAGCAGGACTTGTATCTGCTGCATAGAGAAACCTGCTTGATCTTCTCTGTAAGGGAACTGATGTACTGCATCTGCTACATTCTTACCATATGCAGCTGGTCGTACTGGTATCTTAGCAGAAGGATTCTCAGAGTTAATAGCCGCTGAAGATACGCGAGATGGGTCATATAAAGTTCTATCAGATATAGCTCTACGACGAGAGGCTGTGATAGAGTTCATAAAGGTAGAAGCTACTTCCTGAAAAGGCTGGGTGTTAGTAGCTAGTGATTTAGTCTGGTAACCTAAGCCATCTTCAAGTGGCTGTCCTATTAAGATAGGTAGCATTCCATGTGCATTAGTCTGGCGCTCAGAGTATATAATATGCTCATGATTCACAATTATAAGTTTAAATACTTGAGGAGTATTAGCAGAAGGAATCTTAAGTCCAAACTCAGATGGAAGGATACGACAGTATAAGGTAGTTACTTCATACGTATCTTTGTACTCTATAGTCTTACCACCTTTGTTAGTTGGGATCAAGTCTGCCCAAGCCATCCAGTTAGTGCCAGATCCTGCACTTAACTCTGGATCTATTACCTCTGAATTTACTGATGGTATATAGTAGTTTCTGGCCTCTGCATCAGAAGTTCTAGGATTAGAAGACAGACCAGAAGCAAATGCAGCTTCTATGTTACCTATGATCTTATCTGGCAAAGCGGCTATAAAAGTCTTAAGTTCCATACGAGGCATGTATTCTGTATAGCCTGCGAACTCTCCCTTAGTATGTACTTCAGTAGGTAATACTCTTGGATCTACAAATGTGTTATAAGGATCTAGGCGCCTGATCTTATTACCACTCCAGATAACCTTCTTAGGTATACCTTCATCTTTGTTCTTAGCTATGTCTGTTTCTACAGAGGCAGTTACTTCCTGAGCCCAGGATACTTCTAAGGGAGCAAAGTTATACTTCTGCCCATCACGAAAGAATAGCATTAGATGTCTAGCCCAGCCACCTTTTATAGAGTTCTCTTCTATAATAGTCTCTAGTGCTACTGCTGCATCCATATAAGCAGGCTCTGCTACAACTCCAAAGAGTGGATAGCCTGTAAGGAAGACAGAAGTTTGGTATGTTACAGCTGTCTCTACCTGAGGCATAACTACTGGAACTACTATGTTCTGGTAGCGAGTAGTATCTCCTGATCTGTTAGCTGCTTTAGCTCTCTGCTGCTCAAGAGTTAAGTCTACCTCCCGCTGATAAGCCTTATCTATTACTTCCATACGAGTTCTTAGATTACTCATATTGTCACTCTGCACATCTTGCATAGCTTGGTAATACTTTACAAATGCTGCTTGAGAGTTCCTAGATAGAGGTACAGAAGTTGAAGATGCCATAAGTATTGGTTCCTATAAGTAGGTATATGTATTAAAAAGGTGAATTAAAATCTGGTACTTCTATAGCCTCAAACTCCTGAGACTCTATGAGATTGGTAGCTACAACATACTCTCCGAACTCTTCTATAACTTTAGGAGCATAAGTCATAAGATCTAACAGTCCATCTGTATTGTCTCTTCTGAGAGGATTAAATCCTGTAATCTGCATATGTACAGCGGCCTTAGCTTCCTCATGTATGAACATCTCTCCAGCTGCATAGGCTTTAAACATCTCTAAGATTCTTGCATTCTTAGCTTTTACTCCTGAGTATATAGGTACAGCTTCTATTCCTATTATACCCATCTGCTTACATATGAATTCAAACCAGTAGAGTAGAGAGTACTGGTATGCATTAGCTTCTACAGCTATGAGGCGGCAGTTATGTGTAAGAGCATAAGTAAGAGCCTCTCTTATAGTATCTCCTGGAGAGAACCTGTCTTCTTTAAGCTCCATAAGAACTGGTAAGGCGTCATGTATTTCAAAGTAACCTATAGATACTTCATCAGCTCCTAGTTTATCTGTTGCAGGATCAATGATTATAAAGTTTCCTGCTGGTATATCTCCATCAGAGTGAGGTACATCTGGTAGCTTAGAGAGATCTATTAGATTGTTAGAGCTAGCGTTCTCATCATTAAGTACTTCTGCAAAGAAGATCTCAGGCTTACCCATTGCGAGATCATTCTCAAACTCAGCCATCAGCTGCTTTATAGGTTGCAGTTCTTCCCATAAGGAAGTACCATCATCTAATATTCCTCCAGCTATAAACTTAGTCCACTTAGGGTTAGTTTTAAGCTTACGGAGGATAGAGTGTTTAGTAGGATACATATTAGCTACGAATAAGAACATACAGCCATGAGGAGACTTAGCTTTCATTGCTGTACCTACCATCCAGTTCTCGAGGCTGGTAGATTGTACTTCTGAATCAGCACACTCTCTGGATTGTATATCTTCAAAGATCATTACATCTGGGCGAGTATTCTTAATGTTAAGACCTCGGAGAGAAGTCTCAGCACCAATGGCTGCCATAGTAATGTTTCTACCTCTGTATCCGAACTTCTTAAGAGCTTGTGTATCTTTCTCTACACCAAGCGCCCAATCTCCGAAGACTTTCTTAATATTTGGCTCTTCTAACATATCTACAATATCAGATAGAATGTTCTCAGCTAGTGAAGCTTTGGCACTTATAATGAGTATGAACTTCTTCTTAGTAAAGAGTATGCAGTATAAGACAAAGATCTTTACCAGAGTAGTCTTACCAAAGCCACGAGGTAAACCTAAGGCTAGCTGTGGGAAGATCCTATGTTGATGTATGTAACCTAGTAGCCAGTTCCACACTTCTTTAAATACTGGAGGAAAACAGAACTCAAAGACAGTAGGCATAATCATTGCTGCTAAGAAATCTAAGCTGCGCTTTGCCAGTCCTATAGTTTCTTCTACAGAAGCTGCTATCTCTTCTATCTGTACTCGCTCAGAAGTATCTACATGTTCTACATCTTTAAAGGATATAGCAGATTTAGGAGTAGCAGTTTTAATTGTTTCTGCTGGATCTGCTATAGTCTCTGGGAGATCTTCTTCCTTTTTAGAAGGACCTCCTAAGGAATCTAATATACTCTTATGCTCTTTCATGCGCTAGCTCCTTAGATCTCTATAGTCTTAACTATAGTAGAAGAGCTAACCTCAGCAGCTCTGGCTGCTCTCTTAGCCTTAAGCTTGTGTAATATACTAGCTGCTGCTTTTACTTCAGCTTTCATATGAGGTACCTGTTGTATTGTGATCTCTCTACCTGCTATTATAGTTGTGTCATCAGGAGTTTTAGAGATCCAAGATTTCTTTAACTTCGGAGTTGTTTTCATCAGGAGTTTTATTCTCTGCGAGCGCTAGGAGATTAGAAGATTGCATGGTGTTAAGAGTCTGCTCTCCAGCACTTATTACTTGGTTGTTTATATTGGTTGTAAACTTCTGGGTGATTTGTGTAGGAAGAACTAAGTTAACTATTGTCTGTTGGTTTGTAACTTGATCAGGAGTAGACTGTCCTCTACGCTTAGCATTATTTATTATCTGTATAGCCTTTAATATGGTTTCAGGTTTAAACATAAAACCTACAGATTTCTCTAGCTTCTCTAAGAGCGTGTCTTCCATTGCATCATACTTAGAGTCTCTGGTGTTATGTTTCTGTAAGTTTTCATAGCGCAGTGAAGCTACCTGATTTGCAAAGGTCTCATCTGATAAGAGTTGTGAAATTCTCGCAGGTGTAACTCCTAGCGCCGCTGCTACTTGCTCAGCTTGCACACCGCTACCTAAGAGACTAAGCGCCCTGTCTTCTGTGGCTGTAGCTGCTGGTGCTGTCATAGGATTTACCTCCGCTCTCTTCTTCTAAGATTTCTACTCTAGAGGTAATAGTATAGCAAGAGATGTTATATATAGGAGGAGGGAATTAAGCTGTCTTGTAAAAGTTTAGGAAAAATCGGGAGGTGGTTTAGGATAAGGCTGCGGATGAAACTTAAAAAGGCTTGCACCCCCTCCCTTAGAATTAGTCTAGGTATAGGAGTGAGTCTAAGAGTTAGAGCTAGTCTAGGAATAGATGATAGGTAAGAGTAATCACCTGGGAGAATGAGTGATTTAAATCTAAGAGATGAGTAAATAAGATTGAATCAGGGTGGATATAATCTGACAATTTGCTAGAATTAATGTGTAAGTTAATTAATGTTTAATCAATCGGAGATCTATCATTATGAATACGGTTAATGTTTTTAAGTTTATTGTCCTGCCTTGTCTGGTAGTGACTGCCAT